AGAGCAGTCACGGAGTAAAACTGATACCGCCAAACGTCACCAGAAAATTGATAACAGAGGGCGTTGCAGCGGGGTTGTCACTTAAGCGTATGGTCAACCTGACAACCCGGTGTCCTCAACGGGGAAGGAATAACCCCGCCATACTTACCGCCGCGCCATTTTGCGGGTTGCCACAACCGGAAGCGCACGGTCGAATTAAATTTAACGACACCGTACAGTGAGACGAACTTCGCCGTGCGCTTTCGTGTTGTGTGCCTGCTTTTAACCACGTCAGGCGAGGTGGTTCCTGTTATTCCCCAACAACAAGAAATTTGTATAATCCGGATATCCCCAACAACGAGAAGAGTATGTAACGTGATAGTTGAGTTCTCAGCAGCAATGTCAGCAATCAAAGAAACTGCGGTAATGGCAAAGGGCATTCTGAATGCCAAAACTCAAACTGAGATAAATTCCGCTGTCAGCGATATGCTTTCAAAACTTACGTCTGTTCAGTTTGAATGCGTATCGCTCATTGAGATGGTGCGCTCTTATCAGGAAGAAGCCGCATCTCTCAAAGCAAAAATTGCAGAGATAGAAGACTTTCAGCAACAGGCGGAAGGTTACAAACTTAACAAGCTTGATTCTGGAACTCTTGTGTATTCCAAGAAGCAATTTATAGGCGATACTGAGATAACAGTGCATCTTTGCCCACAATGTTTTGGAAAAAAGGTAATATCTGTACTTCAGCCAATGGAAATAATGCGCTTTGATGCTCATTTTCGTACTTTTTGCCCCGCTTGCAATAATAAGTTCTGGATGAACTCAAGATAATTAACCGTTTAAATAAGTTGGGACTATCCAGATTTTTAAAGAACGTGCCGGATGCTCACCCGTGTCCGGCGCACGCACTCCACCTGACCCGTGGAGAACTCCTTAATTACCAACCTTAGCTTCGTTGGTTAGCTATTAACGCGGGTATGTAATCATTCTGGCAATGCTTAATGCCGCTGCTTTTTCCAGCCTGGTGATATCCTGCTCCAGAGCGGACAGATTTTCAGCCTGCTTAGTCCTGGCTTCATTGGCCCATTTCAGGTCCTGCGCTGCCATAATTTTCTGGCGCATCCACTCATAAAGTTCATCATCGGTATAGTCTGGCGCGATGATGACAGGTTCTCGTTTCTGCATACTGATTCCTCGCGGTGCTGCTTCGCTTATCAGCCGTTAGATTTTGCCGAGCTGGAAAGCGCCTGTTTAAACTCACTGAAGCTGAGAGCTTCTTCGCCTTCGGCAAGGCCTTCGAAGTATTCTTCGTAAGCCTTTTCCATGATTGTGTCGAAATCCATATCACTCACCTGAGTTTCTTTCCAGCCAGCGACGGGCACCATTTTCGGTTTTAAACGTTTTGCTTTTGGTATACGTCATCGCGGTGAATGTGCCGTCCTGGTTGGGAAACACGCCGTACACCAGAGATTCGTTGTTGCCAAGATCGATAGTATCCATGTTGACCTCATTTCCCCTTAACGCCGGGGTAGCGGAACAAAAACCTGCTGCATAGTTATTAAAGTTGAACCCTGCCGTCATGTTCTTACGCCTCGGGCTGGCTACTTAACCCCTGACCACTGCCTGGTAACTCGAAGTATTGCCCTGCATTCTGTGGGGCGGGGTGGGTTGGTATGTTGTTAAGGTAACAAGAGTTACCTTTCGAGTCAATATAATGTTGCAAAAGGTACATTTGAGGGCGTAAAAAACCCGCAATGAATGCGGGTTCTGACTCAGTCTAAGTATTGATGTATTTGTGAAACTTTACCTTTAATGGTGTAACCACCATTCAGTTCGATGGGTTTGTAAAGCGGATTCAGTGACAACAGATAGATGTTTGGTCCGTCAATCGCAACTTTTTTTAGTGTTACGTTTGGCGTTCCTTCCAATTGGATTAAGATTATTTTTCCCACCAGTTCTCTAATGTTACTTGAGCATGGTGTGATCAGCACGGTAGATCCGTCGGGGATGGTTGGGAGGCCGTTAGAGTTTGTCATCGCATCTCCCTCAACATGCAATAAAAAAGAGTTTTCAGCGGTTTTTGTCATGACATCAACCCAATTCTTAATACCAGGAATCTCGGTTACTGGACAACTCATATCCCAATAACCAGCCTGTTCCCACGTTAAAACGGGCAACCGGGCGATGTTGTCACTAATGTAAGGGTACTGATTCAGACGCAGATCATCGGTTTTATCGTGACCATCCTTTCCATAAAGAATCCATTCAGGAGATTTGGAAAGCAATTTTGACAGTAGATGCAAATTCTCACCGTCAGGTTTTGAAGAGCCATTTTCCCATTTTGTTACGGATACACGAGATATGCCGATTGCTTTCGCAACCTGCTGTTGGGTTAATCCAACGTCTTTTCGACGATTCCGAATACGTTCGCTGATAGTGTTTTTCATGTAACCAATGTTACTACCAAGTGATGTTGCTATGGTTGACATTGCCATGTAACTATTGTTACCCTCCTGCTCGAAATAACAGGAGAGTTTTATGTTCAAAGATGATGTTCTGCGCTATTTCAAAAAAAAGCGACTAGTAGCTGAGGCTCTTGGAATTTCACATGTGGCTGTTGTGCGGTGGAAAGCAGTTATTCCCAAACTTCGCGCAATGGAACTGGATGAAATTACTAACGGTGAATTGAAATACAACCCAGAACTTTACAAGAAGCAGGATAGCACCTCGAACGAAGGAAAGAATGATTCATGAAAATCAAGCATGAACACATCCGCATGGCGATGAATGCCTGGGCGCATCCGGACGGCGAAAAAGTACCGGCTGCGAAAATTATCAAAGCGTATTTCGAGCTGGGAATGACGTTCCCGGAACTGTATGACGACAGCCATCCGGAAGCCCTGGCTCGCAATACTCAGAAAATTTTCCGCTGGGTGGAGAAAGACACCCCTGATGCGGTTAAAAAAATTCAGGCGTTGTTACCAGCTATCGAAAAAGCAATGCCACCTCTGCTGGTGGCCCGAATGCGCAGCCATAGCTCAGCCTATTTTCGGGAACTAGTGGAGACGCGGGAACGACTGGTGAGAGACGCTGATGATTTTGTCGCAGTGGCGATCGCTGGTTTCAACCAGATGAATCGTGGTGGCCCTGCAGGAAATATTGTGGCTGTGCATTGACTCGCAATATTCATACCGGATCACTTCCGGCAATTTGTGAGTAAAAAGATTCGGTATCAAAAGAGGTGAGTATGGCTAACGCCTGGCTCAGATTATGGCATGACATGCCAAATGACCCTAAGTGGCGAACAATTGCCAGGGTGTCAGGGCAGCCAATTGCAACAGTGATGGCAGTGTATATCCACCTCCTGGTGAGCGCGTCACGAAATGTCACGCGAGGTCACATTGATGTCACGACAGAAGATTTGGCAAGTGCGCTCGACGTGACAGAAGAGGTAATTGATTCAATTTTGCAGACGATGCAGGGGCGGGTACTTGATGGTAATTTAATCACTGGATGGGAAAAACGCCAGGTGCTGAAAGAGGACAACGGCAATATTTCGCAAACCGCAAAATCTCCTGCAGAGCGCAAGAGGGCGCAGCGAGAGAGGGAAAGAAAGCGGGAACAAAATGGCGATTGTCACGGCGCGTCACGAAATGTCACGCACATGTCACGACGAGTCACGACAGATAAAGATACAGATAAAGATACAGATCAAGAAGATCAAAACACTATGGTCCATGGCGTAAAAAACGCCACGAACCAGGCAGGGGATGTTCAGACCGTCAATCCTGGTCAGCCAGCAGGCACGACACCGGAAGCCGATTCAGCGTATGCGCTGAAAGCCGATTCGGGCGCTGTGCTGCAGGTGATGACCGCAAGGCCGGAGCAATCACACCAACTGCAGCAGCCTGAAGCCGATTCCGCCATTCAGCGGGAAGCCGATCGGGTAGTCCCGGAAAACACCGGGCAGCCTGTGGGACGAGTGGATTATCCGGATGTGTTCGAACAGGTCTGGCGGGAATACCCGTTGCGTGCTGGGGCAAACCCGAAGAAATCCGCTTTCAGTGCCTGGAAAGCCAGATTACGCGAGGGGGTGTCACCAGAGGCCATGCTGGATGGCGTGAGGCGTTACGCAAGATACTTGGCGGCTACCGGGAAAACGGAAACGGAATTTGTTCAGCGAGCGACGACGTTTTTTGGACCGGACCGGAATTTTGAAAACCCCTGGCTGCTCCCGGTAAGCGGCACGAACAACCAGCGTTGTGTGAATCATATTTCTGAACCGGATACCGAAATTCCGCCTGGCTTCAGGGGGTAAGTGCTGATTTCAGGTCATGAGGTAATTTTCAGGAGGACTTGTGGCAAAAGTTTTTACACAAGAAGAGCGAGAAAAAATTAAAGGGCAGGTTGTTGAGCTAGTACGCCAGAGTGGGCGCGAGACGTTACGACAACTGGAAGCTAAAACTGGGGCAACAAGATATCTGATGAGCGTTCTGGCCAGAGAGCTGGTTGCCAGTGGCGATGTATACAATTCTGGCTACGGGTTATTCCCGTCTGAACAGGCTCGTAAAGACTGGCAAAATGCCCGCAAAAAATTATCGAGGGAAAAGCTGAAGAAACCGGTTGTGGTTGATCCGGACCTTATCTGGTCATTACCTGACGGAGAAATACGTCGCTACGACAGGAGATTGAACATAATTTGTAGCGAGTGCCGGAAGAGCGAAGTTATGCAGCGTGTACTGGTGTTTTATCAGGGAAACTTTTTTTGACGCGACGAAATTAAAGAGCATTTGTTCAGATGTGAATTACCATTTTTGTGGCGCAGGATAGAGCTAAAGTGGTTGTCTGCTTTGTACCAGAAGCGGGCGTTGTAATGTTTGCCAGACAAAATCTGGTCGGCTCAATGGTTATACCCCAGCTTCTGGTATAACCATGCGCGTTGTCGGTTACCGGCACTATCCGTAGCAGGCGCAACATCAATGGATAGGCATGACAGCATTTAATCAGTCAACGACAAGGACTGATTTTCTGATAATCGTTCAGCCCGTAGGTGTCGCACAAAAAATGGTGTGGCTGGCAATCCAGTCTGCGTCCCAGAAATGGTCGATGCCGCTGAAGGACTGGCGTATGGCAATGAGCCGCTTCATTATCGAGTTCGGTGACCGCCTGGACGGTCACTTCTGAGAAAAAGTATTTACACAGAATCCTAAACAGGCTCCTTCCAGATGAAAAAGGAGGGATCGGTTGTGACAATAAATGTGTCTTTGCTACAACGCAGATGCCAATTATTCACCGAACTTCTCCTGCTGGGTTACTTGTGATGAGGCCGGACCATGGCTGTTCTCAATACCGGGAAATGCTCAGGATACTTTTTCATGTACTGCCATGATAAATACCAGCGGGCTTTCTCCCTGATTTTCATAGAAATGAGGGACGTCTGTTCTGGCTGTTGCTGAACAGCCTGTTTTTACCAAATACTCGTGCTCCTGTATGCCCAGTGTGAGCGTACCCGACTGAACAAAAAACAGTTCAAGCGTTCCTTCCGTGTGGCCGGGGGAAGCAAATTTTTCCCCGGGCTGCATTTCCCACATCCAGAGCTCGGTCATATCAGGGCCACCGGAACCTGCGAGCAATCTTGCTTTCCCGCCTTTTTCACCTTCCCACAATTCAGGGATCTCACTTTCTGTAATGAGATGCACGGTCGGTTTGGAACTGACATCCACAAAATCAGCTACCGAAACTCCCATCGCGGCGGCTAGGCGGCATAACATGGTAATGCTGGGATTCGCCCGGCATCCCTCTATCTCAACCAGCGCTCCCTTGCTGACGCCTGCTCGACGGGAGAGTTCATCAAGGGATATTTTCTTTTGCTTGCGATAAAGTTTAATTCGCTGAGATACGGCTTCATTCACAGTGCTGACGATAGAATTTACATCGGTCATTAAATTGACTTTTTTGGGCATTGGTCATTATCATAGAATAAATTAGTCATTATAGGATTGTCACATGTTAACAGTATCACCGTCAATTGCCCCTGAAATTTATCGTATTGCTCCAGGTTTTCGGGCTCTCAGTATCTGCGTAAAAGCTGCGCCAGTGCTTAATCCCGACATTGGAGAAACGGCGCTGCGCGAAGCCTGTGAAGCCGTTCTGGTAGGTGAACCTGAATGGGCGGAATCTCATTTGGCTGCATGGGCAGAAGTGTTTCAAAAGTTTGGAGCTAAACCTAAACGAACCCCTTGCTCAGCTGATGCTTTGCGTAAGCGAGTATTACGTGATGGAACGATGCCAACGCTAGATCCTATCGTTGATCTTTATAATGCCGTTAGTCTCCGTTACGCCATACCTGTTGGTGGAGAGAATATCTCTGCCTATCAGGGAGCACCACGTCTGGCTGTGGCAAAAGGAACGGAACCTTTTGATACCGTCAAAGAAGGTGAAATGACTGTTGAATACCCCTTACAAGGCGAGATTATCTGGTGTGATGATATCGGCGTGACCTGCCGTCGCTGGAACTGGCGACAGGGGATCAGAACTCGCTTAGGGGTGGAGGCTCAGCAAATGTGGTTTATTCTGGAAAGTCTGCCACAGATGCCGTTGGGGAGACTTCACGAAGCCGGTAAGATGCTGACTAACGGCCTTGAAAAAATGATGCCAGGTTTGTGGTTTGACGTTGTTCTCATTGAAGAACAACGGCAGTAATACCACTCAGGAGACACTATTAATACTGAGTTTGGGAAGAAATGTATATGTCTTTATTCTTAACAAGTTTTATCTTTAAAAAAAAGAGTATGACGAAGAGTTTTACCAGCTTGATGCGTTAATAGAAAAACATACTCAGTCCATTGACGGTTATATCGGGATGGAAACTTATACAGATGCTGCCAGTGATAAAATTATTAATACGTATTACTGGAAAAATCGTGAAGCAATGGATTTGATGATAAATAATTTACAACACCGACAGGCAAAAGAAAAAAGTCATAAATGGCTGTCCGGGTATCAGACGATTATTGCTGAAATTAAGGGGTGCCATAATGTAAATATGCAACATCCACTTGCTTCATATTTCATACCATGGAATGAATGAAGTGAGAAAGTTCAGAGGCCTACTGATGCGAATAAAAATAGTTTGCGGGAAAAGGCGAGTTAAGTAGAATTGCTGCGGGTGCTTGAGGCTATCTGCCTCGGGCATGAACACCAAAGGCAGATAGAGAAAAGCCCCAGTTAACATTACGCGTCCTGCAAGACGCTTAACATTAATCTGAGGCTCAATCCATGCTGAACACATGTAGGGTAGCCTCTTACGTGCCGAAAGGCAAGGAGAAGCAGGCTATGAAGCAGCAAAAGGCGATGTTAATCGCCCTGATCGTCATCTGTTTAACCGTCATAGTGACGGCACTGGTAACGAGGAAAGACCTCTGCGAGGTACGAATCCGAACCGGCCAGACGGAGGTTGCTGTCTTCGTAGACTACGAATCTGAGAAGTAAGAGTGACCAGGCGGGAGGGTAATCTCCCGCCACCTCTGATGTGTCAGGCATCCTCAACGCACCCGCACTTAACCCGCTTCGGCGGGTTTTTCTAGCATCTATCTGGTTGACAAAGTTGATGTTAAATGGAAATATGGTTGACACCAAAACAACAAGGATATTACGGTCATGCAGAATTTATCTCAACAGTTGTTAGAAGCATATGACAAGGAGTGCCGCAAAGAGCTTTCGATCGCGTTAGCACAGGCTTATCTTCATTCGCATATGAAGGCAAAAGAGTTTGGTTCTTTTTGGGCTCAAGCACAGTCATATTTGCGCTGGTTTTATGCCGATGCATTGCTTGAGAATGCGGCTAAGCGTGTGGGGCTGGATTTTGAAGTCGGTAGCAATGCTGCTAAAAATTGTAAACACATTGCGATTCACTCGAACAACTGGAAAATGACGGCACATCATTTATCGGGTAATGCGCCACTTCCTAAGCAGGCATTGTATAGAGCTGTTTACGCTAATCAAAATTATGAATTGAATTTTGGGGATGAAAATGCCGACTCCCTGGATGGGAGAGCGTCTGGTGGACATGTTTATATGTTACATGATGGCAGTAATCAGCACTTGTCCAAACTGAATTTAACTGTTCCTTCTTCGGATAATTACGGGATTCTTTATACTGAGTCTTTACCAATTATGACGATGGTAGAAGTTGAAGCAGAAAATGTGGATTCTGAGATTGAAGATAAAATCAAGATTCTTACCGAACAAATAATTAAATCACAGCAATCATGAGCATGAATATCGCACAAACACCATTTACTGATAAATCGTTTAATCCTCGTCGCCTTGAGGAGGCAAGAGAGGCAAAAGGGTTGACGATGGCTGAACTTGCCAGAGTGCTCAATATTTCAAGACAAGCTATTTCGTCATTTGAGAAGGGGTTGAAGTCTCCCTCTGCTGATACACTTTCTGCAATAGCCAAGGTGTTAGGATTTCCAGAACGATTTTTCTTAGCCTCCAGTGCTTCTCCATCTCTGGAGGGGGCGATTCATTTTAGAAGTCGTTCAACTGCGACCAAAAAGGCTCGAGTTACAGGGAAAACACGTGGGCGTTGGGCGGCATTAATATTGGATGAATGTCTAAAATATGCTCAATTACCAGATGTGGTTCTGCCTGAATTCGATATTATTGATTTTGAGGTTCTGTCTCTATCTGATATTGAGGATATGTCCACCCAATTAAGGCGTTTTTGGGGGTTAGGTGATGGTCCAATACTCAATTTAACTAGACTTGTTGAAAATAAAGGAATCGTGGTTTCTCATTTACCTTCTGGTGAGAAAGTTGATGCCTTTTCGTTCTGGCATAATGGGCGGCCTTTAATTATGTTAGATAGCTCGAAGACGGCTGTTCGCATGCGATTTAGTCTTGCTCATGAACTTGGCCATTTAATTATGCATAGGGCAGTGGAGGATGACTACCTGAATGATAAAGAATTATTCGACCTGGTGGAGTTGCAGGCCGATTATTTTGCCTCCAGCTTTTTAATGCCAGCCACGACTTTCGGGCGTGAATTTTATAGTCCAAATTTATCAGCGTTAGAACGATTAAAACTACGTTGGATTACATCTATCGGTAGTATTGCCATGAGGAGTCATAGCCTTAAGTTAATCAGCGATAATCAGAAAAGCTATATATTTAAGCAATTAGCGCCATTCCATCGTAGGGAGCCGTTAGATGATGCAATCCCAAAAGAAGAGCCTGAGTTACTTAATAAGTTACTTTTACTTCTTGATAAGCATTCAATCATAAAGGTAACTGAGTTAACTGATATCTTTGCTCTTCCCTTAAATGAGTTATCTGCAATTACACGATTTAAAGAATCAGATATGATTCATTCTGACAATGTTATTTCATTTACCATAAAACAAAAATAATTCTCATTCATACCCGCCTCGGCGGGTTTTTGTTTTACGTATTCTGGTTTACAATCCACAGGCCAGCCTGAACAACTGGCACCTGCTGCGCCAGCAGAGACAACCGATGGCGCACGATACCAAATTATACAATTCTGATGATTCTGCCGTCTTTGCCAGCAGGCACGGGCGGCGTTCCCGCACTTTCAAATCTGACTGGTTCCAGCATGACCCATGCACTGAAGAACAGGCCGAGTGGCTAATTCAGTGCTACCGCAGACACGGATACGAGATTAAGAAAGCCCTCAGCCTCGATTATCGTCACTGGATAATCTCCGTCAGGCTTCCTTACTCTGAACGCCCACCGCGTCCGTCCCGCACATTCCAGCAACGCATCTGGAGGTAACGTGCGGGTATTACTTCGACCTGTTCTGGTACCGGAACTCGGGCTGGTGATCGTTAAGCCGGGCCGTGAGTCCATGTCGGTATTCCACAATACCCGGGTACTGGTGGAGCCGGAACCGAAAAGCATGCGCGGTCTGCCGTCCGGAGTCGTTCCTGCTGTTCGCCAGCCGCTGGCTGAGGATAAATCATTACTGCCATTTTTCAGCGATGAGCGGGTGATTCGTGCTGCTGGTGGTGCTGGTGCATTGTCTGACTGGCTGTTGCGCCATATTAAATCCTGCCAGTGGCCACACGGCGATTATCATCACAGCGAAACCGTCATTCACCGTTATGGTACCGGCGCAATGGTGTTGTGCTGGCACTGCGACAACCAGCTGCGTGACCAGACATCCGAATCACTCGGGCAACTTGCTCATCAAAACCTGTCAGCATGGATGATTGACGTCATCGGTCACGCAATAAGTGGTACGCAGGAGCGTGAATTATCTCTGGCTGAATTATCCTGGTGGGCGGTCCGCAATCAGGTGGCGGACGCGCTACCGGAAGCGGTATTACGTCGTTCGCTGGGGTTGCGTGCGGAAAAAATCCGCTCAATGTACCGTGAAAGCGACATCGTACCGGGAGAGCAGACCGCCATCAGCATACTGAAGCAGCGCACAAAAAATCTTGCGCCGCTGCCTCACGCCCACCAGCAAAACCCGCCACAGGAAAAGACGGTGGTCAGCATTGCCGTTGATCCGGAGTCACCGGCTCAGTATCTCCAGCGCCAGAAACCACAACGGGAAGAGATGCCTGTATACACGCGCTGGGTAAAAACGCAGAAATGCATGACGTGCGGTAATCAGGCAGATGATTCGCATCACATCATTGGTCATGGACTGGGAGGGATGGGAACAAAGGCTGATGATTTGTTTGTTATTCCGCTGTGCCGTAAATGTCATAACGAACTGCACGCCGGGGTAAAAGATTTTGAAGAAAAACACGGCAGCCAGCTGTTGTTGCTGATTCGTTTTTTAATGCACGCGAGAAATTTGGGTGTCCTGAAGTGGAAAGCATGAATGACTGAACGCATAGAATTTGTTTTGCCTTACCCGCCGACGGTGAATACCTACTGGCGACGTCATGGCAATACGTATTTCATCTCGGAGGCCGGAAAGCGTTATCGCCGTGATGTGGCGCTAATTGTTCGCCAGCAGCGGCTGAAATTAAACCTGTCCGGAAGGCTGGCGATAAAGATTATTGCAGAGCCACCGGATAAGCGCCGTCGTGACCTGGACAATATCCTGAAAGCACCACTGGATGCGCTGACGCATGCCGGACTTCTCATAGACGACGAGCAGTTTGATGAAATCAATATTGTGCGCGGTCAGCTCGTTCCTGGTGGGCGGCTGGGGATAAAAATCACAGAACTGGAGTGTGCATGAATAGCCAGTATTTACAGTTTGTGCGTGAGCAGCTCATTATCGCCACCGCTGATTTGAGTGGGGCAACAAAAGGTCAGCTTGAAGCCTGGCAAGAGAATGCCATGTTCGATACAGGGCGTTACAGGCGAAAAAAAATCCGGTACCGCGATGAAGTGACTGGAAAAATGATAACGCGGGATAATCCACCAATCCCAGGAAAGCAATCACTGGCGAAGGGGACATCAATTCCTCTGGTCAGTCCGGTTGAGTTTTCGACATCATCTTGGCGGCGGGCTGTTCTGTCTCTTGAAGAACATCATAAAGCCTGGTTGTTGTGGTGTTACAGCGGGAGTATTTGTTGGGAATATCAGATCGCGATAACACAGTGGGCGTGGAATGAATTTAATACTCAATCCGGTATCAGAAAAATTGCTGGGAAAACGCAGGAACGCCTGAAAAAATTAATCTGGCTGGCGGCGCAGGCAGTAAAAGCAGAACTTTTTGGTGGGGAAGGTTATGAATACCAGGAGCTGGCATTACTGGCGGGAGTGACAACTAAAAACTGGTCCAAAACATTTACTCGTCACTGGGTTGCAATGAAACACATTTTTCACCGACTGGATAGTGAGGCTTTATTGTTTGTAATGAGAACACGTTCAAAACAAAAGGCGGCATTTTCAAAGCAAAGTGTTGCAAAAGTAGATTGAAAGGCATATATTTCATGCAAATCTGATATTCTGCCGATTTTGTACGTGATGGCAAAAGCAAACAAAACCCGCCCACAAGCGGGTTTTTTTGTGCCACTTATCTCGGATAGACATGGTGAATGCGCTGGTGGAGGAGATAAGGGTGATTTTTAATCAGGTGATTTTTGAATGCTTGCAACATTGATTTCGTAACGTTATTATCCTGCGCCCGGCCCTTTAGCTCAGTGGTGAGAGCGAGCGACTCGTAATCGCCAGGTCGCTGGTTCAAGTCCGGCAGGGGCCACCATCTTACCGCCATTAGCTCATCGGGATAGAGCGCCAGCCTTCGAAGCTGGCTGCGCGGGGTTCGAGTCCTCGATGGCGGTCCATTATCTGCATCATGCGTTGTTAGCTCAGTCGGACAGAGCAATTGCCTTCTAAGCAATCGGTTACTGGTTCGAATCCAGTACAACGCGCTACGCTTATTTTTCTTGGCTCGCTTTTGCGGACCTTTTTTATATCTGCGCCGGGTCTGGTGCTGATTACTTCAGCCAAAAGGAATACCTGTATATGAAGTGTATATTGTTAAAATGGGTACTGTGCCTGTTACTGGGCTTTTCTTCGGTATCCTATTCCCGGGAGTTTACGATAGACTTTTCGACTCAACAAAGTTATGTCTCTTCATTAAATAGTATTCGAACAGCGATATCGACCCCTCTTGAGCATATATCTCAGGGAGCTACATCGGTATCCGTTATTAATCATACGCCACCAGGAAGTTATATTGCCGTAGATATACGAGGGCTTGATATTTATCAGGCGCGTTTTGACCATCTTCGTCTGATTGTTGATCAAAATAATTTATATGTGGCTGGATTTGTTAATACAGCAACAAATACTTTCTACAGATTTTCAGATTTTGCACATATATCAGTGCCCGGTGTGACAACGGTTTCCATGACAACGGACAGCAGCTATACCACTCTGCAACGTGTCGCAGCGCTGGAACGTTCTGGAATGCAAATCAGTCGTCACTCACTGGTTTCATCATATCTGGCGTTAATGGAGTTCAGTGGTAATGCCATGACCAGAGAGGCCTCCAGAGCAGTCCTTCGTTTTGTCACTGTCACAGCCGAGGCATTACGTTTCAGGCAAATACAGAGAGAATTTCGTCAGGCACTATCTGAAGCTGCTCCGGTTTATACGATGACACCGGAAGACGTGGACCTCACTCTGAACTGGGGGAGAATCAGCAATGTGCTTCCGGCATTCCGGGGAGAGGATGGCGTCAGAGTGGGGCGAATATCTTTTAATAATATATCAGCAATATTGGGGACTATGGCGGTTATATTGAATTGTCATCATCAGGGGGCACGTTCTGTTCGCTCCGTTAATGAATATAAACAGCCGGAATGTCAGATAACTGGGGACAGGTCAGTTATAAAAATAAACAATATTTTATGGGAAAGTAATACTGCAGCAGCTTTTCTGAATCGAAAATCTCAGTCTTTATATGACACTGGTAAATGACAGGAGTTAAACATGAAGAAGATGTTTATTGTAGCTTTATTTTCGTTAGTTTCTGTTAATGCAATGGCAGCGGATTGTGCTAAAGGTAAAATTGAGTTCTCTAAATATAATGGAAATAATACATTCACAGTAAAAGTAGCCGGGAAAGAATACTGGACTAACCGCTGGAACCTGCAACCGTTACTGCAAAGTGCACAGTTGACAGGAATGACTGTAACAATCAAATCTATTACCTGTGATTCAGGCTCCGGATTTGCTGAAGTACAGTTTAATTAATGACCGATGCATAGCCTGATTCGTGGTGTGTGGGCAACAAGTGTAAGCAATGTCACAATTCAGTCAGTTGACTGTTGCCTGACAGGCTGAGCGTTTGTAAAAAAAGTTTGCATGGTGAATCCACCTGTGCGGAGGTGCAAATCAGCAGGTCACAATCATCCTTTAGCTTTATTTGGGCAATATTGCGGGTCCGGATGCTGATGACGGACTCATCGGGAGGCATCTGGCACCATGCAGATGATGGAACATTACGCATACCAGCCCCTCTCCAGAGGGGCTTTTGCTTATAATATTCTCATACAGTGTGTATGAACCTTCCGAAACGCATTCATATCGTACGGATGTTATTTTATCCCGTAAGGACATATTTCCAGGATACAGCGTTCATTAAAACATCTATTTGTGGCTTGAGAGGATTCAGCAGGACAGTCTTTACTGTTTTTAATTAAACTCCATATTTTTTTATTAAAAGGTGTTACGTTATAAATTGTTATGGGGAGCTCTTTATCGTTAAGAATGATGCCTGAGTGGACCGGCGTGAATATACTTCCGGGAGGAAGAAAAATATCTGACTGATACCATATTATTAGCTTTATTCTACACCATACAACCGAAAATGATATTCCGCTGGATGGTTGTATTATAGTATCAATCACAATCCAGTTCATTTGTTTTGCCTTGTTTTGTGTCATTAATAATAGTTGGTGAAAGTATAACTGGCAGATGTGGATTAAATCCATTGAGAGTGAGTATTTTTCTTGTGCTATTTCGTGTTTGTTTAAGTTTAAGGGTATGTGTAAGTGTTGTTCGCATTTTAAATTTTTTTATGTGTCGGTATAATTTATTGGTGCCGAGCAAATCTTAATATTGTTAAAGATAGAATATTATTTGTTATGTACTGAATGGTAAACCCCGTTAAGGGAGGCTTGCAGGTAGATCGGATATGAGGGGCCGGAGTTGGCGTCCATGGTGAGTGCGAAGCCTCAGTGGAGGTCGTGAAAATCCAGCAAATGTTGCTGACCCGTTCGCCTTATCCACATCAGCATCAGAAATTAACGTCACCAGAATAATTCCTGGTCAACCGGATACAGGCTTTAAAATTGCGCACCTGGCGGAGTTGCTCCATGAAACGAAGCGCACAACAGGCAAGAGGCCTGACAATTACATTTAACGCCTGAACGTGATTTCTGCTTCAGGCTGTATTCTTCACATTGTGCCGAATTAAGCGAGTGCCGGAAGCCATTGCAAATGGGGATGCGTTCATACAGAGGCAGTGAAATCCATGGACAAAATTTCAACGGGCATTGCCTACGGCACCTCCGCAGGCAGTGCTGGCTACTGGTTTTTACAGTGGCTTGATCAAGTCAGTCCGTCACAGTGGGCTGCGATTGGTGTACTGGGGAGTCTGGTTCTGGGCTTCCTGACTTATCTGACAAATCTGTACTTCAAAATCAGAGAAGACAAGCGTAAGGCTGCACGGGGAGAGTAATTCAATGACTCAAAACTATGAACTGATTGTGAAAGGAATCCGCAATTTTGAGAATAAAGTTACGGTAACTTTAGCGTTACGGAACAAAAAACGCTTTGACGGTGAAATTTTTGACCTGGACATCTCGCTGGACCGTGTTGAAGGTGCCGCGCTGGAGTTTTATGAGGCAGCAGCCAGAAGGAGCATCAGACAGGTCTTCCTGGATGTTGC